GTGGCAATCCGTGGACAGGTCCGGCAGCTTATACCCTGGGGCGGGGGTGTAGAGCGGAGCGGATCAGGGGCAACTCACCCCTCTGAGTTCCCAAAAAATTAAAAAGCCCAAAACCACCCCAATCGTAAAATGGCAAAGAACCCTATTACCGTAAACCACCCAATTTACAATGTAAGTATAAACACGGCATCCGAATAACAAAAGGAAAGTGAGGACTTTACAAAACCCCAAAATCCAAAATCGGCGGATGCCTACCGGCATAGAAAGAGAGAAATATGGAACAGAACAAAGAAACAGTAACACAGAATGAGCAGAGAGAGGCGGAGGTATGCAGAGAGAAGAAACAGACCGCATGGGACAAATGGAAAGAGGACACGCTGCGGAAGTTCAACCGGACTGCATGACAGAGGCATACACCGAGGGGATCTCAGAAACACATATCAGAACCAATGCAACGGTATTCCACATATACCAGATGATAGAGTTCGGAAAACTAACCAAAGAAGAGGGATTGTATCTCATGGTAAATACGCTTGCAGATGAGAACCACCGTCTGAACCAGATGTGCAATGACCTCATAATGAGGATGCCGTCACGTCTGCTCGTAGAAACAATAACAGGCAAAAATTAAAAATCGGCGGAGGCTTACGCCTCATAGGAGGTAAAATCGGATGAACGATGAAAACAGCAATTTCCAAAATTCCCCGGAAAATAAAAAGAGGTCTTGGTACTGGGAAGATAAACCGGTATCTCCGTTTGTGGGAAATGTGTCTATGATGCCGTCACTTATGGTATGCAATGGTTGTCCGGGATGGGGAACTGAGAGATGCCATAGATGTAGTCCGTTATCCGGCGGAGTAAAAAGCGTGTAGGAGGAATTGAAATGCAAATCAAAAAAGAACCGTGGTATAAAAGGCTATTCGACAAGATTTTAGTATCGTGTTTTTCTTCCGTGCAAGCATGAGTGGGAAGTGTTGGAAGTCCTCTGGACGGCACATGATTACAGCGGTTTTAAGTACGATGTATGCAGATGTGGGTGTAAGAAATGCGGAGAGATAAGAATTGAGAAATTTTTAGTGTAAAAGACGGAGGTAGAGAGATGGTAAAGACGGTTGTTGCGGTTATCGTAGGGTTAGTTTTGCTCAATACAGCGTGGTTTGTATTGAAAATTGTGATTCTGATAGTGGCAGAGAGAAGAGAATACGAAAAATACAGATACAAAAGCCCTTATCAGTCTCCACACAGAGATGCTTTTATCATGGAGTGCTCAGACCCGAATAGCAGTCCATACGCAAGGCAGTTGGATAAGTGCATCAAAAAGATGGATAGGGAACAGAAACGCATAGCGAAAATCAAATTGAAATCAGACAAGAAACTGTCGAATATGAGCATTTAGAGAATTTTGACGTATCGGAGGATGTGCGAAATGGATAGACCGGTAGAAATCACAAGAAGCTATGCAGAGTGCAAATTCTGTAACGATATTGCTGATATGTGCAATGAGATACCAGATTGTACTCACTGTGAGAATAGAAAAGGAACATGGATAGATACAATCACGAGCCTGCTTGGCACAAAAGCGGTTGTCGTTCTGGAAGATGGCAAAGTGGAGACATATCCACTGGATAGACTTAAAGTTATCACAAAGAGGGAGAGATAATGAAAATTATTGAAGAAATTGGCGAAGCTGCAATGTTGGAACAGCTTGCAGAGGAATGTACCGAACTTGCAAAGGCAGCACTCAAAATGGCAAGGATCATACGAAAAGAGAATCCGACACCTGTAACAGAGAAAGAAGCCATAGCAAATATCAGAGAAGAGTACACGAATGTCGTACAGTGTGCCGGAGAACTTTCATTGACCGTAGATGAGGAACAGATGGCACGCAAACACGAACGGTGGGAAAAGAGAGTGAGGGATAGAACATGATACCATTCAGGCATTGCATAAGGGAACCACACGGATCTGCAGTGAAATTTGAGATACTGGCAGCAGCACCGAATGAGTTTCAGGTACGTTACCCAGATTATGATTACATTAAAATGGGAACCGGACCGTCAGTGATGTATAACAGAGAACAATTACTGTGTTTCCTACTAGCGTATGATAAAGCGGAGTGCCTTGAATTTATGGAAAAGCTGTATCATCACATGGGATGGTCTACTGAAAAGCTGTATGAGAATCCGGCGTTTGCCGAAGTGATAAAGGAGAAAAAGACATGATAGCACGTTTCTTACAGGATATTGTCGTAAACGACATTGAGAAGAATATGGAAATGACTATTGACAAGGGCGAAGAACTTTTTGCAATCGACAGAGGAACCCATTATGAACTGAGAAAGGCTGACGGATGGGGAACTATGGCTCCGAAAGAGTGTGAGGGAGAATATTATGAGATCATCAAATGATTTTTACAAGGAGGAACCATGCAAAGAGTAACAAAACAATATGTATGCGACCGGTGCGGTACAGAAATAGATGTTCAATACGAATGGTGTGGATATTTCCGTGAAGAAAACAGAGATTGAGCAAAAGTATTCTTCCGGGGAATCCATAGCCACCCTTGCAATGGCATATCACATTTCAAAGAAACAGATTAAGGTACTTCTCGGAGTAGAAGAGACGGAGGAAAAAGGAACCATGTCTGAGCAGGAAATGATAAAGAAACTCGGAGAACTTACGAGCGAGGTTGAAAAACTGAAAGCAAACAAGAAACCTCTGGAAGAAAGAAATGCGCAAGTAGAAAAAGAGAATGATGATCTGAGGAAACAGATTGAACAGCTTGAAAGTTTCAATGCAGAGCTGGATGCCACAGTCAAGGAACAGACTGAAATGCTGAACGGTGGAAAGTTATATGAGAACTATCAGGAAGTTTGCATTAAGAACAGCAAGCTCAACGCAACGGTTGATGTCCTGGTAGAGAAAATCAGTATGCTAAAGGCGGTGGGCTGTCATGGATAATGGAATGGAACTCAGAGTGAAAGATTATTGCGCTTTCTGCCCTGATTTTGATGCTGATGTTGATAAGGTTGATATTACTGTATTGGCGGATCGTACACAAAGGGCATTAACGACTATCAGATGCAGACACGCCGAAAAGTGCGAAAGAATATACGGGAGAATACAGGAGGGCAGAACTAATGAAACAACGGTGGTACAAAGTAGTGTTTGAAACCATTGAGAGAAAACCAATCCGCAGAACTGTTACCGTATGCAGCACGGACAGTGTTCATGCGTCTGCTCTGGTATATCAGCAGTTCGGTAGAAAGAAAATCAAGGTAAAATCTGCCAAGAAAGTAAAGGAGAGCGAATGATGGATAATTTGAACTTGAAACCGCAGTCCCCGGATGAAGTAAAAACCATGATGTGGACTGGGGAAAATCAGCGTGAAATGTTCGATCTGCTTACTTGCGGCAAGAAAATTGAAGATTATATGACTGCCAGTGGAGAGAACTTTTTCATAGACCATAGCACCGTAAAAGGCGGGTTGGTGCTCATTACCAACATAGGAAATCAGTGCGGATGCAAAATACCGGTAAAGATAGGGGATTATGTGTGCGGTCGCAGATATGGAGATAAATGGTGCTTTTCCGTTGCGGACGGTACAGCTTTTGAAAACAACACTTGCGGAACTCTCGAAAAGAGAGAGGGGAAAGAAAAACCGATAGACATATTCAAAAACCAGGAGCAGTTAGAAGAGTGCCTGAGAGAGTGGCAACACAGATTATTCCTTGATGGGTGGCTAATACTGGCACACGTTAAGGATAAGATTATGAACCCTAATGGAGAAGAGGTAATTGACGCTGCCGGATATAACACATTCATATTTGAATCCAGTCAGGCAAACATCCAGTTACTCAGCGATGAATCTTACAAAGAGAACAATACATTGTTCAAACACTGCATGGAAAAGGATCTTGTGCATGAACTTTTACATTGCAAGTACGATTGGATGGGATGCCAGGGTGGAACCTATGAGGGCGTGTATCTGGATGCGACCGAACACCAGAAGCTAGAGGAAATGGCAAAGAGTCTTATCATGGCAAAATATGGGTGTCGGTTATGATTACTTCATGTGAGGTGCAATATGACAACGGTGGTGGTCTATAAGACCGATACAAAAGAAGTTCTGGCAGCTATTCCGATGGACGGCGGAGATGCCGTCTGCCGGAATGATGTGGAATTTCAGATTTACAACGGAACAGAACCGATCTTTACGGAAGTTCCCGGAGGGATAGTTCTGGCAGAAAACAAATTTATGCTAAAGATGGAGGACAAGAACAATGAAAAATAAAGGAACATGGATTATTGTCGGCATTGTAGTCGCATTTGTATTACTGATTGCAGGAATTTTCGTAACAACGAACAACAGAGCCATTTCGTTAGAGGAACAGGTTCTTACGGCAGACTCCGATGTGCAGACGCAGGAGAAACGTAGAGCCGATCTCATCTACAATCTGGCAGACTGCGTAAAAGAATATGATAAGCATGAGGCAGATACGCTTTTGGCAGTTGTTGACGCAAGGAACAATGGCGGTGTGGATATTGAGAATGTCACAACTTCCATTGCTGCGGTTGCGGAGCAGTACCCAGAACTGAAATCGAATGAAAATTATAAAGAGCTTA